TCGAGAGAAATTGGAATCTGAATTTATTCAGTGAGATTATTTGACAGTTAGGGAATTTACGAGGGAAAAGTCAGTACCACGAAACTGAAATAGTAAAAATAGAACCTCCTGACGACCAGATAAGAAGAAAGAAATCAAGCTCCAAGCCCTCGAAGAAAGCAAGATCAAGATCAAAGACAGCCTCGTCATCACCAACGAGGAACTTCTCAAAATCAAAAAAAGATGTATGGATCTCGTCAGAGTCAGACTTAACCAGATGTCGGCAAAATGAGCAGAGATCACCGTGAGAGACATCAAGGAAATACGGGCGATGACAAAGACCGAGATGGGCGAGCCGACATCGATAAACAAGATAGACTGACTCTCCGACGACTCATTCAAGATCGTTGTAAATCAAAACGTAGGGTCACTTTTAAATATCCCTACAATACCTCCCATAGATGATACAGTTCCTCTATAATCCAACAGCACGCCAAACCGTATTCCACCAAACATTCGCAAAACACAAGCTATACGGTGGATCTGCAGGTGGTGGAAAGACTGATGGACTACTCGGGGAACTTCTTATGAATTGCATAAAATACCCAGGTATCAAGCAACTCTTCATAAAAAGAACTTTCCCAGAGATCACCGAGATACTGGACGAGAGGTTGGACAAATTCATATCGAGCGACCAAGGGTACGGCTATCAATGGATCAGAGCCAAGAACTGTATCAAGTTTGCTTGAGGTGAAATACTTTTATGATACCGACAATGAAACAAAGGAACAGATAAATACTTCTCTATGGAATACGATGTGATTGCCATAGATGAGATTACAAGGACGATATTCACCTATGCAGAGTTTGAAAAGCTATGCTCGAGGAATAGATCGTCAAAGGCAAACATCAAAGCGTTATGATTCGAGCCCTATGTCATGTGTGCTACAAACCCCTGAGGGAATGGCCACGGATATATCAAGCAACTATTCATCGATCACGATATCCCCGAAGGTTTCAAGCAGGAGCATTTTCAATTCATCCCTGCAAAGCTTTCCGACAATCCCCACCTTATGGAGAACGACCCTTTCTATAAGATCAGGCTCGAGGCTATTTCTGATAACGATCTCAAAAGGGCGTTATTGAATGGTGACCGAGATATCTTTGAAGGGAAATTTTGGACTGAGTTTTACACAGAAAAGCACGTTGTCGATGCTTTTTTTTACGTTGGATGAGTAAAGAGATCCGTGCTGTGTCTCGATTACGGGTATACCTCGCCGTCAGCAATTTACAAAGTTTCTCTTGATAATGATAAAAATACTTATATAAGCAAGGAATTGTACGTGACAAAATTAGATTACTATGCCCTAGGTAGGAAAATAAAAGAGATATATTCTGGTGATGAAATAGAGTGTATTGTCGCAGATCCTGCCATATTCACCAAGTCAGGAAATACCGAGAGCGGTGCAGAGATAATACAAAAGACAAGTGGTTTCAAGGTTGTAATGTGAAACAATAGTCGTATACCTTGACGATCCAAAATGAGGGAACTCTTTGCGACTGACAATATAAAGATACACTCGACATGTAAAGACCTCATACAAGAACTGAAGGGGGCGATTCACGATGGGAAGAAGGACGGAGATATGGACACAAAGAAGGCTGATCACGGTTGTGACAGCGTTAGATATTGACTTGTATACCTGCATTGATACGGTTTCACTATGAAGGAACTCGCCACGGTCAATAATAGCTTCATCAAGAAGTGACCGAATGTACTCAACACACAATTTTAGCATTTTACAATACTTCCTATGGTTGACCAGACAGACCAATCACAAATTGCACCAACCGAAAAGAACTTGACCCCTTTGAGTTCAAAAGACAAGAAGACACAATATGGTGCAGTTGGTACGAACTTGCAAATGTGATACCTTACAGAGGATTACAATGCAAAGTTCAATTGACCAAAGAAACACGACACATACACGCAGATGTATTTATCTGACAGCACCGTCTTCAAGACGTTGCTTTCTTGTGAGTTACCAATTAGGTCGGCGAATCGAAACATCGTGTCATATTCTGAGAAGGATGGCGAAGTCGAATCAGTCGATGATGAGATCGCAGAGTTTGTCCGCAAGGCTTTGTTCGATAAGATAGACTTCGAACAGTTTCTTTTTGAGGCTCTTTCTTTTATCAGACACGGATTTTCTGTATTCGAGAAAGTTCACACTATAGACAATGATGGTATACGATTAAAGAAACTTGCTTTCAGGAAACAAAAAACGATCTACCAATGGCAAACCGAAAGCGGTGAACCTGGCGTGCAACAATACGTCTATGATGCCCCAAAAGATTGACCAAATAAAGGGAAAACATACCTATCTATCCCTGCCAATAAACTCGTGATATTGTCTTTCCGTAAGGAGGGCGACAATTATGAGGGTATGTCTTTGTTGAGACCAATAGCGAAAAACCGATATATTAAAGATCAACTGGAGAAATTTGAGACAGTGAAACACGAACGCCAAGGGGTCGGAATACCAATTGCTTACATGGGAGAGTGAGCGAGCGAGACAGACAAAGCGTCTATGCTCGAGATAGTAACTAATGTAAGGGCAAATGAGACATCGTGAATAGTTATGCCAGGAGCGAAGACAACAGGTTGGCTCTTTGAGTTTGCCGATATGAAGTCAGGGCAGGATTCGTGATTGGCAGAGGCTATCAAAAGACACAACACTGCAATCACCGACATCATGCTAGGTTTATTTATGAAGCTTTGAGGAGAGGGTAAAACTGGAAGCTATTGAATGGCAGAAAGCCAAATACAATTCTTTATTCTTGGGCTCGAGGCGATAGCAAAACAAATATGTTCAGTCGTGAACAAATACGTCATCAAAGAGCTTGTTGATATGAATTTCGAAACCGAACACTACCCATCACTTTCATATTGAGAGATTGGTACGGTAAATACAAATGAGATCGTAACTTCTGCGACAGCTCTTGTAGGTGCTTGATTGCTTACACCAGACGAAACACTGGAGCAGTATATGAGAAAGATTTTAGACCTCCCTGAGAAGGTTGCTTGACAAGAAGAAATAGAGGCGGAAGTTCCTGAGAAGTGACTCACTCCTGAGGAACAAGCACAAGCAGACATCGAGGAGGAAAACAAAAAGAATATCAAAGAGTGAGAATGAAAGTTTTTTGATCCTGTATATTTTAATGAAGTTTCCAAACTCATCAATAATGATTTCATCAAACAGCTACAACAAAGAGTATCTCCAAAGTAGGGGATTATTCTATAATGAATACGAAGGTCAGGCGTTTCGTCCCCTGACTTTTTCCGAAAGGAAAGTAAATTGGGTTGGGCTTCGCGGGACTATAAGGACGATATGATGAGATCTGAAAAGTGCGGTCGCAAAATATATTCCTATCATAGCACAATGAAAGTTCACCCTCAAAGATTACAATGATATGGTAGATGCCGTAACAAGTATTCAAAAAGATGCTTTCAATTACGGGAGGCAAACGGCGAGTAGTGAGATGAGTGTCGCGACGAAACAAACAAATCAAAAGGTTTTCGACGCAATGAGAAAACAAAACGAGATCCTTATTGGTAAGATGATACAAGATATAAACAAAAAGCTCGGTAGGTTTACCGATGAAGGAATCATCAGTCAGTTTATGGGATGACTACAGACATTGTTTGTATCCTGAGCTATAAACCTTGGAAGGGAGACGGTATATGAAGAAAATCCAGGGCTTATCTATGCGTTGCAATACTCGGCGATACTCGATGGAAGAACAACAGAGATATGCCGTGAGCTCGATGGGATGATAGTCAAGGATATGTCACCGCAACAGAAACAATACCAGCCCCCAAATCACCGATGATGTCGTAGTGTTCGAGTAGAGATCCTAAAAGATGAGATATATAAGCCAAAGTTGTCAGTGTCAATCCCAGATGTGACGCTCGATTGAAAGATAGATTTTCAATGGTATCTAGATAATGTAGCAAAAAAAGTAAAGAAAGTGTAAAAATCTATTGCAATCTATGAAAAAAAACAATATATGGTTGCTATTTTATTTTAAATCCTCCACCATATGCAAAATCAAAACTATATATTTTCTTTTTGAATTGGCGAGTTCAAAGACATCTCTGAAGGGCAATCTGTAAACATACAGATCATGAGGACATGAAAATGGAACCATCAATTGTACGGTAAATTTTCCGTCACAGAGAAAACGATCGACGATGTAGTCAATAATTTCAACGATAATAAAAGAGGTATCGACATAGCGATAGATGAAAACCATGAGCCTAATCATAAAGCATTGGGTTGGGTTAGGAGATTATACAAAGAGGGGACAAACCTTCTCTATGCTACAATCGAATTGACAGCACAAGGTGCAGAAACACTATCAAAATGATTATACAAATACTTCTCGCCAGAGATCGCACGGTCTCGAAATGACGAGGAGACAGGAGAGAAACTAAGCAATCTGTTGATCTGAGGTGCTTTCACAAATCGTCCATTCTTCAAGAACATGAGTTCTTTGATGGCAAGTGAGGTATCTGACGACGACAATAGCAATTATTCTTTATTTTATTCCCCCTCTTTACTTATGGAAAAATTCAAAACAAAATTTTCAGAATTGGCAAAGGTTGCTAAAGTAACTACTGCACAATTTGAGGAATTACAAGAAGCAGTCAAAGAACTCACCGACGAAGAGAAGGTTGAGGTCACAGCAGATGTAGCTACAATCGAGGCGAAAGTCGAGACAGTAGTCGACAAAGAAGCAGAAAAAGAAGAGGACAAAGAAGTTGCAACAGTAGTTTCAGCAACAGAAAATGTCCAAATCTCAAAGCAACAGTTCAACGAATTCAAAAGCCT